GAAGAATTCACAGGTGAGCAAGCAATAAAGCTAAACTAAAATAAAAGAAGCCGAGTGCGCTAACACTCGACTACTCAACGAGAACTATAAGCCCTCGAAGACACAGAAGCTAGCACGCGTGCGTTTCAGACAGTTCTGTGTCTTTTAGCATCATATCAGATGTAGGGGTGCTTATACAATGGAAAATGAAAACTTTGATTTAGACTATGAGATTAAAAAGGCTATAGAGAAGGCAGAATCGATTGACGAATACAAAAAGATTATTCGTGTTGCCTTAGGGAAGTGGCTTAAAAATCTTCAATCAGGTGAAATCAAGTTAGATAAAGTTTCCGATTTAAAGATATTGATTGAAGCAGACTTAATGTTGAAGGATATTGAAAATTAGAAAACAAAACTCAACCTAAAAAGATTGTGAGGTGGTGTATATTGAATGGCAAGGCAACGTGATCCAAGGCGTGACGAAGCCAAGAAAATTTGGTTAGATTCGAACGGTGAAAAGAAATTAAAAGAAATTGCATCTGAACTCAATGTTTCAGATTCTCAGATTAGAAAATGGAAATCAGTTGATAAATGGAGCGCTGAATTGAAAGGTAATGTTACCAATGCAAAAGGTAACGTTACTAATCAAGGTGGCGCTCCATTTGGTAATCAGAATGCAAAAGGTAATAAGGGTAATAGTCGTGCATCACCTCCGAAGAGAAACAAGAACGCACTCAAAACAGGTGAATATGAAACGATATTTGCTGATGTTTTATCAGATGAGGAGAGGATGATTTACTACAGTTTCGAAGACGACCCGCTTTATATCTTATCTGAAGAAGTTCGTCTATTAAAGATAAGGCAACTTAGAATGATGCAACGTATTAAAAAAGCTGAATCTGGTCTAAATGAAGAAGAGATTGAACGACTACAGCAATTGCGAAAGATTAAAACGCCAGTAGATGTAAATGGGAAAATGCTTGAAGTCAAAAGAGAAGTGATGCAAGATGTTCAAATTACTAGAAAGACTCATCGAAAGATAGATGATATTTTAGCCATCGAAGCTGGCTTAACTAGAATAAGCGCACAGTTAACTCGAGCAATTAAACAAATGACTGAATTAAATGTACAAAGCAAACGAGCAGACTTGATGACAGCGCAAATGGAAAAACTCAATGCTGAAATTCGAGAGCTGAATGGTGACGATGATGCACCTGAATCAACGGTCATCGTTGATGATATTCCATTAGTCGAAAGTGAGGTTTATTCAAATGGCGATGATGGCCAAGAAGAAACAAACTCAAATTAAGCTAACTGGGATGATTAACCCACATTTTTATAAGATTTGGCATGCAAAGTGTCCTTATATTTTGATGAAAGGTGGGCGTGGCTCCTTTAAGTCATCAGTTATTAGCTTAAAATTAGCTACAGAAATGAAGAAACACACTCAGGCTAAACATAAAGTTAATGCAGTATGTATGATGAGCCAACACAAATACTTGCGTGATGCTGTTTACGAGCAGATAAAGTGGGCGCTTTCCATGCTGGGTATATCTAAAGAATACAGATTTCGTACATCTCCACTGCGAATTATCCATAAAAAAACAGGTTCTGCTTTTTATTTCTATGGCGTTGACGACCCATTAAAACTTAAGTCTAATGCAATCGGTGATGTTATTGCATTGTGGTATGAAGAAGCTGCTAACTTTGAAAGTGCAGAAGTATTCGATCAAACGAACGCCACTTTCATTCGTCAACGTTCACATTGGGTGGATCAAGTGCAAGTCTACTATTCATGGAACCCGCCTAAAAATCCATATGATTGGGTAAACGAATGGGTAGAGAAATGTATGAGGTTAGATGACCATTTAGTGGACCACTCAACTTATTTAGATGATGAGCTTGGCTTTACTGATCCGCAACAATCAAACTTATCGTGAAAATGACGAAGATTATTATAAGTGGCTGTATCTAGGTGAAGTAATTGGGTTAGGTACGCTCATCTATAATATGGATCACTTCCATCCGATTGATGAGTTGCCAAACGATGACTATATTACACAAATAAGTTTCTCTATTGATAGTGGTCACCAGATTTCTGCTACTACATGCGGTTGCTACGCTATTACGAGGAAAGGCAATGTAATTCTATTAGACACTTATTACTATTCGCCAGAAGGAAAAGTGAATAAGAAAGCACCAGACGAACTAGCAAAAGACTTACATGAATTTATTGAGAAGTGCCAAACAAAATATAATAAATTCGCTTATAAGATTACAATTGACTCGGCTGAAGGAGCTTTAAAAAATCAATACTATAAAGATTACGGTACAGCTTTTCATGCAGTAGCTAAAGCAAAAAAAGTGGATATGATTGACTACGTTCAAAACTTACTGGCTCAAGGTAGGTTTTTTTATTTGGACACAAAGGCTAATCAAATCTTTATCAAAGAACATCGAGATTATCGATGGGACGAAGATACATTACAATCGGATGATCCTAAAGTTATTAAAATAGCTGATCACACATGTGACCAGTTCCAATATTTTGTGAAAGACAATCTCGGTGACTTGGGTCTGAAATGGTAGGTGAGAAAATGGGAGTGTTGCAACGAATTAAAAACTTTTTTAGGAAAGGAGTGAAACGTGCAGGTATGCAAATTAACGGTAGAGAACTTGGAAAGATTACAGATCATCCTAAAATCGGAATTGATCCAAAGGAATATGAGCGAATAGCAGAAGACTTTCGTTATTATGCTGCTGACTTTCCGCAAGTCAAATATATTGACTCTTACGGTGAACGTATGAACCGCCAATTCAATTCTTTGAATGTTGCTAAAACAGCTTCAAGGAGATTAGCAAGTATTATTTTTAATGAGAAATGTAAAGTAACGCTTAACACACCAGACACAAAGACAGAAAACACTACCAATTTAGATGAAGCAAATGCCTTCTTAGAAAAAACGCTATACGCGAATAACTTCTATAACTTATTTGAACTGAACCTTGAAAAAGGTATTGCGGCAGGTGGTTTTGCTATGCGTCCATATGTCGATAATGATGAAATTAAAATTTCATGGATTCGTGCAGATCAGTTTTATCCACTGCGATCAAACACAAATGAAGTTAGTGAATGTGCAATAGCAACACGTTCAATTCAATCAGAGGGCAATATAAACTATTATTACACATTGCTTGAATTTCACGAGTGGGTGAACGGTAATTACGTTATCACGAATGAACTATATAAATCAGAATTAGAAAGTTCAGTGGGAAAACAAGTACCACTCGAAACGATTTATCCTGATTTAGCAGAAACGGTAACGTTGGAAGGACTCAAACGCCCACTTTTTGTTTATTTCCGCACGCCTGGAGCAAATAACAAATCGCTAGAAAGCCCGCTTGGATTGGGTATTGTCGATAATGCTAGAGAAGTATTAGACACAATCAATTCTACTCACGATCAATTCACATGGGAAATTGACATGGGACAACGTCGAGTAGTAGTTCCTGCAGAATTCTTAAAAACAGATGAAGCACATCCTCCGATGTTCGATAGTGGACAGAACGTTTTCGTTGGTATGTACGGCGCTGAACGTGTAGGTGTACAAGACATTACAACGGCTATTCGTACTGTTCAATATAAAGATGCTATTAGCCATTTCATTAAAGAGTTTGAGGTTCAAGTGGGATTGTCAGTTGGTTCCATGAACTATGCTGATGATGGACTAAAAACAGCCACTGAAATTGTTTCTAATAATTCAATGACGTATCAAACTCGTTCAAGCTATTTGACGATGGTGGAAAAAGCTATCAATGAACTGATTCACTCTATTTTTGAATTGGCAGGATACAAAGAATTCTTTAATATGCAAATGCCACTCATTGAATTAGAATACGAAAGTTATGTTGTTAACGTGAGTTTTGAAGATGGCGTTTTTGTCAATCAAGATAAACAGCAAGAAGATGACTTGAAAGCGGTGGTTGCTGG